CAGTTTCAGTCTCGGTTATGTGAGATAAATCATAACGTTTTTCAAACTTACTGAATCCCATACTTTTTGCAAGTTCTTCGGCTTCGTCTTGTTGATGGCTATTCCACGGAAATATTAAAAATTGCCATCTTACATGAGCACCTGTTTCTATTGCTGCTTTAGCATTTTCTATAATTTTATTGTAATCAGTATTCTGTCTGTATATATGATTAGTGTCTTCCAATCCATCAATACTAAAATGCAAACTATGATATTTAAATTTCTTTAATGCATTGCCAACTTTTTTAAAATATTCAGGCGAACGTAAACTACCATTTGTATGTACACTTGTTATAAGTTTAGGATTATGATTACTAGCAACATTCAAAAAATCTAAAAATTGCGGGTGCATTAAAGGATCGTCTATTGTTCCACAAAATTCAAGTTCAGTTAATGTACTCATTGTATCTGATTCTAATAATTTTTTAAAAGTATCAATTTCTACTATTTGTTTTTTTGGTATTGTTTTTTTTGATTCGTTGAAATTATAAACTTCTGTTCTATGACATCCTAGACATAGTGCATTACACATACTACTTAATTCTATTTGTAAAACCTCAGCCTGTCCAAACACTATTTAAATTGCTCCGCAAACGGATCAAATTCAGTGCCACATTTCTGCGCACACACACCTAGTTTACCATCTTTTACACTAGATAAATTCCAGCTGTTTTGTATATCAGACAATAGTGTTCCATTCATTACATCTTGTAAATCGTTGTCAATAACGTCGATGCCTTCTTTACCTCCAGCACGATCAATAAAATCCCAAACCTGTTCTACTCTTGGATCAGGATGCCACCATTTATACATACGGCCGGCTGTCCAACAACACGGCATCATTAGTCCTTCAGCAGTAATAAAGATATTACCTTCTGCTGCAACTTTACATTTAATTTTACAAGTATCATAGTAATCGGCCATGCTGCCGTATTCTTTTGTTAATTGCTTTTCTTTTAATAATGCAAGATTTACATTTTCTATTTTTTTAGGCTTTGCTAAGTTTTGCGTATCTTCGCCTTTGCGATTTTTTGCTTGGTGTGTTTCTTTACCTGTGAGTTTTGCAGTACTAAAGAATCTTCCGGTTTTTTTCTTAATAAATTTTTCGCAGCCCCATTTGTTAGCAAGTGCTTCTGCTTCGTCTACTTGATGTTCGTTATGCTGGAATATAATATAATCCCAACGAGCTCTGCCGCCGGCATTTATAAATGCTCGCATATTACGTTCTACATTATCCCAGACAACATTCTGCCTGTATAAATGATTAGTGTCACTAAGACCATCCACGCTAAAAATAACAGCACCCATTCTACCAAAGACTTGGGCAAGTTCACTCCACCACGCTTCATCTTTTGCTCCTGCGTTTGTATTCATTGAGAGCCACATATTAGGATTGTGTTCTCTAAAGTAACGAAAAACTTCTAATGTGTCTTTAGCAACAATAGGATCGCCTAAGTTACCGCACATGAACATTGTTTTTAACTGTGCAATAAATTCGGGTTTAAAGATACGTTTGCAATCTTCTAAACTTAATTCTGCATTTGTAATATGAGGATTGTCTGCTCCGCCATTCATGTTTCTATCACACATAGGACATGCTGCTTGACATTTTTGTGTAATCTCTAAATGAACTGTTCTAACATCACTATAACTATACATTCCTAGTCCCAATACATTTTATTATTCTTTTGATAGAAGTATTCTTTTTCTAATTGTAACATATCATTATAGGTAAATCTATGATGAAATGTACCGTATCCTATACTTATACTAAAACGCACATACGGATCTAACTTACGCTCAGGTCTAGGTCCGTGTTTTTTATATTCAATAACTGCATAACCGCCTTCAAATTCAAACTCTATGCCAGTTTGCCAATTATCAATTATTTTTTCAAAGTCAGATATTGTAAATCTATAACCATTTACTAAAGTTTCATTTATCTTTACACTAACATCTACTCGATTTTGATCTTTGAATAGATAAATTTTTAAAGGTTGTGTAAATTTCATTCTATCACCAACTTTACCTTTTTGCCTGGGCCAGTTTGACTTGGCAAATCACCGTATTCCTCAATATACCATTTGATTACAGCTTTATACCATTGTTGACTATTATGGTGTGCTTGTTTATTAAATTGCCAAATATTATTATTTGTAGCCTGCATTGTACTCAGAGCTCTTGCACTTTCTTTTTGTAACTGTCTTAAACTTAATATTTCTAAATCTATCATGGACGTCCTATAACCATAAATCTTTTATATCCATATAATTCTTGTTCACCAGCGTATTCAAGTCGCTCCATTGGAAACTTTTTACACATATGATCTATACTATGTACGCAATTTACATGTTCTTCAACATCAAACAAGTTATTACTTTGAATAACAAACAATGGATCGCTTTCCATTGGTCTATGCACAAATTTTTGATACCACGTACTAGGCATGTGTTCGGCACTTGTATTAAACACTAAACTTGGTTGTGTTTTTTCAAATATTTCTTTGTCAGTTGTATAATTTTTAACATTATAAGTACACCCTGTTCTGCTGATCCATTCCATGTTTTTATCTAAATCGCTGCTACTTGCCATTGGTAGTTTCATTTCAACAGATTTTACTTTATAACCTTCAATACGCTGTGCATTAAAAATCTTATCACTAATGTAACATGCTTCAGAATCAACATCAAACACTCTCATTTTATTATATTCTATAACTTGCTCAAGGAACAAACGTATCTGTCCGTACCATCCTCCGAGTACATACACAGTATCAAATTCTTTTTGTATTTTTGCAAGTTCTTCCATTGCCCATATTTTACTATTTACTTGCCCTCTACTAAATGCATCTTGTAGGAAAATAGGATTATAATTATTTCTATAATACTTGTCAAATATATCAAAAATATCGTTAGTTGTTTGTTTCTTTAAAAAATGCAAAAATTCTGCAATGTTAAGATCCAATGACAAATTTATCATATTGTCCTTTGAATACATCATTGATAAGAAAAAATCAACAAGCATTTTTGATTCTTTATCGTTGACAAAATCAAAATATTCTTGTAGGCCATGCAACCAACTTATATTATCTACTGCAATTTCATTATTTACATTCATTACCAAATCTCTCCTCTAACCAATCAAAGTCATTAATCTTTTTTAATTCTTCACTGTTGTGTTTACTACGAGCACCAAATACTGCTCCTGACTTTGCACCTTGGAATGCATAATCAGCAAAGTCTCCTGTACCTTTTGTACACCAAGTAACAAGACGTTGTTGTGTTTCGTTATCTTTTTGTCTGTCTATTACACGACTACTTAGCTTTGCACATTCTCTAAATGCACTTTTCCATGTATTAAAAGGATCAGTGTTAAATCCAGTAATGTTGCTTACTTGCATCATTGCTACAAATTTGTTACTGATACTTGTGGTCATATCAGGCTTACTTGTGTCCATATTAATTGTTTCTTCTCTTGGAAACAACTTTACTCCGCCGTATCCATATTCAAGACCGTTTACCGGGTTAATACTGCGCCAAACGTGTACTGCTTTACTATTCCACCATTCAGGTACATAGTCAAAATTAAAGTTATCAACTATTTCAGCATCACCGTCAACTATCCAGACTCTGTCAGATGTACAAAGTTTTGCAGCTTCAATGTGTGCCTGGTGTATTCCTTTTACTCCATGTACCCGTTTAGCTCGTGGAAATCTTTCCAACAAATTTTGATAATTTTCATCTGCGTTTGGCTCTTGATAGCTGATGAAAACTATATCACTTGTTTCACTTATTGGTGTGCTTGCAGAAATATCTGTAAACTTTTTGTTAATATAAAATCTAGCAGCAAGCTCTCCTGGCCCGTGATGGCTTCCTTTTGGCATAAGTGCAACACCGTCGTAATTTTTACCATTTAAAAATACGTGTGTATACTCTATATCAGCCGGCTTAGATGTGTATGTAAAATCCCAATCATTATTGAGTTCTACTTCCGGATATACAATCCATAACATCTTTGTATTCGATTGTGCCTTTGCTGAAACAACGGATTCTGCCGTTTTAGCAATTATAAATTTTTGTTTTAACTTTAGGTACTGAGGGTGATCATTTGATCCAATAAAATATATATCATACATAAACTAATTATTACACAGATCCGTGTTCCTGTCAACTATTTAATGATAAATATTTTTTACATAAGGATATATGAATCAATGGCCGTGCATAAAATAGATTATAAGTTTCCTAAAGATACGCTCTTACATGAGTATGAAACACTATTTGAAACAAAGACCGAAATACAAGATCAAGTAGCAACTTTTGATAAAGTTAAGGAAATTATATGTCAGAAATAATCATATTTAATGATTGTAACGGACCATTAGGATTTGGAAGATACGCAGGACCATATAGATTAGCAACAGACTTGAGAGACAACGGGTTTACTGTTCAAGTTGTTGAATTTTATGGTGACATGGAAGTTGAAGAAGTCGAACAGGTAATAGAATCATGTGTTACAGACGAAACTCTTTGGGTAGGGTTTGCAACAACGTTGTACGGTAAGCATCTTTCTTTCAAAGAACAACTAAAAGTATGGCTTACTCCTCCTATGGGCGCACTTTCGCAACTAGGTGAAATTTGGCATACGCTCTGGCCTCATACAGAAGAACAGACGCAAGGGTTTTTTAAAAAAATTAAAGAAACAAATCCCAAAACTAAAATTGTTGTTGGCGGCTATAAAGCATTATTAGAAAGTACTGAGAATGTAGACTATTGGATATTAGGACAAGGTGATGCATCTTCCGTTGCATTATCAAAGCACTTAAAATTTGGCGACAAACTTAAAGTTATCGAAATGGAAAACAGCAACGTAATTACAGATAAGATGTATGACTTTGCAGGATTTAATGATAGTAAAATTGTATGGCACGAATCAGATCATATTTTTCCAAATGAAGAATTACCAATTGAAACTGCTAGGGGATGTATTTTTAAATGTGCGTTCTGTGCTTTTAATCTAAATGGAAAGAAGTTTGGAGATTATACTAAAAACGGTGATACATTAAGAGACGAACTTATGTATAACTATGAACATTTCGGCACGACCGGTTATATGGTTAGTGACGATACAATGAACGACAGTTTAACAAAAATAAAATATTTGCACGAAGTAATTACCAGTTTACCTTTCAAAATTAATATTAGCGGATTCTTACGTTTAGATGTTATTGCTGCCCAGCGTGAAATGATTCCTCTTTTGCACGAAATGGGACTAGTCACTGCCAACTTTGGTATTGAAACATTTAATCAGGAAGCTGGAAAAGCTATAGGCAAGGGTGCAGATCCTCAAATGTTAAAAGAGTTTCTCTATGAATTAAAAGACGCATGGAAGGACGATGTTTACACAGGGGCCAATTTTATTATTGGATTACCAAAAGAAAGTAAAGAAAGTGTTTTAGATACAATGGAGTGGCTACATAGGCCCGATGTACCGTTACATGTTATTGCATATAATAGATTATATATTAAACAATTTAATAGAGGGATAAACCCATTACACATAAGCGATTATGATATGTTTAAATATGGATTTAAAAAATCAGTAGACGGGTGGCAATATAACGCTACTAGTAAAATTGAAGACGACTCTCAAAAATACGACATCCAGCATAACGAAAACGACATGAATTGGTTTGAATGGACATCTCCATATATGACAGCACAAGAAGCAGACCAACTTGTAGAACAATTCTATTATGATCCACGAAATGCACACAAGAAATTTACACTTGCTGGATTTGTACAGTATAATAGAATTAAAAATTTAGGGTATAACAAAGAAGAAACATATAGAGCACAAACAAATGACCCTAAATTTATAGTAGATGCTATAAACCAACGCAGAGCTATGAAAGAACAATATCTACAAAAACTTCTGATAAATAAGTGTAGGAGACAAACATGAGTATAATACCTGGTGACACAGTAAGATTAACAATTACAGGCAGCGATAGCTCTGTTCTAGTAGATAGCTGGAGTAGTTCAATTAGAGGTCCTGTAGTAGGCAGTGACAATTCAACATTAGTCGATACTGCAAACAACGTACTATTAGGAAAACTTGACGGAGTATTGGCTGGGAATGTTACAGCTAGTAACGGCTCTGTTGTTTTAAATCCAGGTAGCACAGGTGCTGATGCTGTGTTTATAGGAGATGTAACTGGCGACTTAGTTGGAGAAGTATTTGGAGATGTCACAGGTAATTTACAAGGTGACGTAATCGACGATCAAGAAAATGTTATATTGGATGCTACTAATCGTACACTAACAATAGATACTGTTACTGTACAAAACATTGTTTTACAAAATGATCTCACTGTTGCTGACTTGACTTCGGCTACAGCAACTATCGGACAATTATACGGTACTCTGTTAGGCGATGTCTCTGGTCAACATTATGGAGAAGTGTTTGGCGATGTAACAGGTGACTTGACTGGTGATGTTACAGGTAATTTAATTGGTAATGTCGAAGGTGATGTTTTTGGAAACACAACCGGTGAGCACTTTGGCAATGTTGTTGGCGATGTTTTAGGCGACACTAGTGGCACACACACTGGCAATGTTGAAGGCAATGTTGTTGGCGATTTAGAAGGCATGGTTAGAAATGAAGACCATATAGGATTATCTATTTCAGACAATGGTATAATATCTATTGGCGGCAGTCCAAACATTACCACAATATCAACTGGGCCAGAACTTGCTGATACTACATTAGTTAATAACTTTAGAGAAAAGAACGATTTTATAGTTGTTCCTCATTCAACAAATTTAGCAGGACAACGTGCGCATTTTCATAGAGTAAGCAACGGAGAAAAAGCAAGTATAGCACCTGGCGAAATATTAGACTTTAAAGCAATATTAGCTCATAACGGAACTGATTATGCACAAGCAGGAGCATGGGGTTATATTGCAGACCCAGAGTCAACAATATCAAACACAGGCAGTATTAGAACACTATTTGGTGTAAGTGTAGCCGACGGAACAAATCCACCGGATATAATAGGACCAAAAAGATTAAGTGTAAATCATCAAGGTACAGTTGGCGGATATGCATTTAAAGCACACCCCATTAACAGTACACAACGTAATGATTTAGACGCCGAAGCAGGTATGATTATTTTCAACAATAGTACAAATAAATTCCAAGGATATAATGGCAGTATGTGGGTTGACATAAGCTAACCTTTATGCTATTATAATAGCATGAGTAAATTATATTTTGGAGTGTGTCCATACGGAACAGTATGCGATGTTTTTATTAATACATTAGCAGGTTGGAGTGATGAATGGGTACAACCATGCACACCCGATATAACCAATACAGGACATCTAATACACAACAATCATGAACAATATGTTTTAGATTTAACCAACAATAATCCAATGCAATTTAGAAATATCGATTGGACAGATCGCCTGTCTGATATTGAAGCAGTTCTTAGTAATGCCGGAGATAAAAAAGTATGGATTGGTAATTTTTCAAGCAAACAAGCAAGACTAATTAAAAAACATTTTGGCAGTGATGCGACTACTGTAGGAATTACATATACTCCTAACACACGTGATCTAGTATTAGAAAATGTAATTACATATTATTCTGGGTTATCTACTGAAACAGATAAAGAAAAATACAATGTAGGATACAATGTAAGATATCAGATGAATAAAGACAAATGGGAAAAAATGGTTCCATACTCTTTTCAACTAGATACTGATTTTTCAATCGATCTTATAGATTTTCTAAAGCCAGATAATTACATTGATGCAGTTGAACAGATCGACGGGCTGCGAAATGAAAAACAATTAGAATATTATTTTACATGGTTGTTTAGAACTAAGGAGAGATTAAATGAAAATAAGTAAAATACCCGGATGTGGAAGTTTTGGCGTTTTTATCGATGATGTCAACTTTAATAATATGACTGACGAACAATGGACAGATATTGGTAAGATACATCTTAAAGAAATGGTTACAATAATACGTGGAGCAAAATTAGATAAAGACACGTATTATAAATGGATGAGAAAATGGGGTAAAGACCGCATGACATTTTGGGGATTGCTTTTCCAAAAGTATCCTTGGTGGAACGGTAAACTAGACAGCATTATGACACACCCAGATGTTAGCGAAGACGATAAAAATAGTATTTGGGGATTTTTCCGTGTAAGAGAAGGTGTTGGTCAAGAACAAGGCAATATTATCCGTGTTAGTGGCAAGAAAGACGAATACGGAAATCCATTAGGAATGTTTGCAGAAGGCGAGCTACTATGGCATAGTAATGAAAGTGGTAATATAGCATTTGCCCCTGGTGTAGCACTGCTCGGAATGGAAGGCACAACTAAAAGTGCTACCGGATTCTTGACAACAGTTGATTACTACCAAGATGTAAGCGAAAGTTTTCGCAGCGAATTAGACGAAATGATATTACTGCATAACTTTACGCCAGGAAAAATTAATCCAGGTTTAAATAGTAATCAAGATAATTTAATGTATAAAAATATGGCACCTGATCCTAATGCAGAGATTCCTATGGTAATACGCAGCCCGGGCGGACATAAAGGTTTGCATTATAGTTTCAATACAGTTACAGGCATCAAAGGCATGTCTGACGCAGAAGCTCTCAAAGTACTAGAAAAAATTAAATCAGAACTAGAAGTTGACAAATACATTTACGATCACTGGTACCAAGAAGATGGCGATTTGTGTTTGTTTGATAATAGTATTACACAACACAGACGTTTAGGTAGCACTGATAATAGACTATGCTTAAGATATCAATACGATTATACAAATTTGCAAGACGAACCGTGGATGCCCTATTTGCAACAACCTTATATTAATAGCTATATTGATCGTATTAGCTTTGTAGTAAATGCAATGCAAAACAAAGAATTTAAATTACCAAAAAAGGAAACTTATGAAGCACTGGCATCTTGAAACATATGACGGAACACAAGATTTAACAGAATTTTTTATTGAAGCAGAACGTAGACGCTTTTACAACAACAGCAATGCAGATATGTTGCTAAAGTCTCTTGAAAACGAAATAGATGCAAATTTATTTTTGTTGTATAATGCCGAAAGAATTATTGGTTGTGTAGTTAGTCATAAATTACAAGGACTTGAAATTTTAGGAAGTCCTGCTTATAGGATTGGTGCTAGAATTTGTGTACTAAGTCATTTGGTACAAGGACACCGTTTACACAATACTATGAGAAATTTAAGAAATGCACCACGTCCGCACGATCATCCTAGCGCACAATTTCTTATACCAGCGTGTATAGAACATTGCGGCAGAGATGCTAATATGTATATAAGCACACACCCTAGTCCTATTGCAAAACAAAGAGCAGTTCATACACGCTGGGCTCCAGAATGGCGTAAACAGGGCTTTTTAGAAGATCCTATTGAATTAGAGTACAGAGGTACAATACAAAGTTTTTGGAAATTTAAAGTAGATAATTATTACAAAGAAATGCAAGACGAACGTTGGCCTGAGGCTGAAGAAATACTACCGGTTCTTACTTAACATTTCATCTGCTTGCTTCTTGCGTTTTTCATACTGGTTTTCTTCAAACAAGTCTTCCCAATTATCGGGTAGTTCAAAATCAACACCAAGATAATAGTCTTTAAATTTTTGATAACTTTGATTTAATACATTTACATACTCTTGATCGGTATAACTACCGTCCCAAGGTGCGCCTAATGCTAGAGTAAATTTTGTATCTCCTGATGTGTTGTGCATCTCGTGAGGCCATTTACCGCTCATTACAAATGGCTTATCTATTGCAGTTGGCGTTACACTGGTATCTTTTCCTATAAAGTCCAAGTCATCTACATTACCTTGCATAACATATCTAAACTTGTGCTGCGATGTGTTAAACATTTCAGGACTACAATCAATATGTAATGGATTCTTATAATCATTAGGTGTAGTAATAATCATTATTCTACTACGTTGTTTTGTAATTTTGAATAGTACGTCTTCGCACCATTGTTTTAGTTTAGGCATTTCAAATGCCCAAGGCATCCATTGAAATTTATCTTTATCCGTTGGATTATACATAACTGGCACATGCCAACAATTTCTATATTCGTCTTGATATATTTTGCTAAAATCTAAACTGTTTAAATAATCCATATGATCTAATGGAGGATTTTCAATATCTAGAGGCAAGTATAGTAAGTCGTCAAATAATTGTTTATCCATTTGTATCTTTACACAAATCAAAAAAGTCACTCATTTCAGGAAATGCTTCTTTGAAGTTTGTATTCCTTCTTTTATCATGTTCGTTAAAGAAACGCCAGAAGTCAATTCGTCCTTGCATAACCTTGGCTGGATCATAGTTAGTACTATCCATATAATCTACTACCCGTCTAAAGCGTTCATATTCCATTGTAGTAAATGCATCTTTACGTTCGTCATCTAAGTTGTCTTTAATAAACTGTAAATGACTGTGCATATACTCCATGTATTCTTGTGGTAAAATATTTATATCGTACTGCAACGGCTCTTTCAAATAAGGTGTATCAAAACTCAGTCTATTCCATCTGTATGTTTCAACATCGTTGTATTTACGGCGCCATTCGAGTATTTTTTCAAGTAGTGTTTGAAATGTTGTTACACTGAAAATATTAAACGTAATCATAATAGTCACAGGAGCATCAGTATTACGCATAAAATAATCTAGATTACGCTCAAATACATTAATGTCTAATCCATTACGTATATACTCAGCACGTTCTCCCCAAGTGTCAATACTTGTAAACAATTTAAATCTGCGTATCTTATTTTGACTAAGCAAACTATTTACTGCATCAGTAAACTTTTCCAGCTGCTTCGGCTTGCCTCCTAAGTTACTATTTACATTGAGCTCAAGGTTTGGCTTAGGATCGTTTTCTAATAAATCAAATAGTTTGTATGTGCTTTTTTGTATTGTTGGTTCGCCGCCTGTTATCCTTAAAATAGTTAATTCATTACTTAAATCTGGCCACCATTTCCAAAATGCATCTAAATAAGGATTGTTATCTTCTTCATATATTTTAAACCAATCAATATCACAACGATGATTTTTAACCATATTGTATGGACCATGTTGTTTAATTTCGTTGTAGTATCTACTGCTGGCTTTTGGATGGCAATAACCGCACTTGAAGTTACATTCGTTACCAAAGGATACTTCTAAATATTCTGGGTTAACATTAAACTCTGCGCCGCCTTGTTTAACAGCATTTAATCTTTTTTCGTTATAGATACTACTGCTACGAGTTTTACGATCACTAATATAATCTTCGCCCATATTTTCAATATTCCAGCAATATTGACACCCGCTTGGTTTTTCTCCACGCAGCATAGAATTACGTTCTTCAATTTTTTGTGCTGTATTATGAATTGCACTAGGATTTGTTAAAATAGCTTGTGTATCTATTTTATGAGGAGCAGGATGATAACAACTATGTGTCTCACCTGTTTGGAAATATATGTTTGCATGATACCATTTAGCAAAACAAAATGTAGGAGATATTTGTTCGTCTGTATATTTTGTTATACGGACTGCTTCATCTCTTTCGCTCATTTTAGTTCCTTGTCAATAAACTTAGGATTTCTTACTGGATTTTGATAAACTGTTTTAAAAAATGTGCTTTGCCCTGCTCTAAGAGGTTCTTGGTCTATTGGTGCTTGTAGCTCGCTTATTAATTCGTCGCCCAAACGTTCAGTTTCTTGTTCAAGTGTTTCTTCGGTTACTTCTAACGATTCCCAATACTGGTTGAGCCATTCAAAGTCACGTACATTAACAAAGTCCCAATCTGTACACATTGTTTTGTATAAGCCTTCTCTAGCACCATATACTGCCCAACGTCCGTTTTCGGCATCAGCACCTACCATTAACCAAATCCATAGTCTATGTAAATTTTTCCAATGGTTACGCTTGAAATCTTCTATATCGGGTCTAATGCCTTGATCGAGTGCCATTTTAACACCTTCACGAAAACCAGCACGCCACGCTTGATGAGGTGTAGCATTGTTGTAAATATCGCTAAATGTTCCGTTCATTTGTATGTATTGTAAGTCCCAACAAAAGTCTACTTGTGCATGTGGATTGTCAGGATCAGCATTTTCATGTGTACGCATACTAAGTACTTTTTCTTTAGGCCAACATTTGATACCGCCATTGCCGTACGTCAAACCATTTATTTGATTTAACGCTGTCCAACTAATAACTTTGTCGGTTAAGTCGTAGTCACTCAAATCTGCTTCTTGACTTAAAAAAGTTTCACGTATTCTGTTATCACCGTCAATAGTAATAAATCGATCTGTGTCACTCATATTAGCAGCAGCTTTGTGTGCTGCATCACTTCCTTCAACTCCATGCACCCGTTTAGCCCATGGAACTTTTGTTAGCAAATCAGCATAATTCTGTTCTGCATTAGGTTCATCATATGACAAGTAAATTATGTCATGGTCTACTACTCTAAAAATATTATCAGTCATTTATTACCTCGTGTGCGTAAGATCCAAACTTTTTTACAGTATAAACGCTAATTGGCTCTTTGTCAAACTCAAAGTTGTCTTGGAAATCAATAGTGAAAGTATCTTCTTTAAAATTTAGCATACAATACAAATAATAAGGATTATTTTTCTTTGTGACACTAAAATTAGATATCATGTGATCCAAACTAACATTTTTTTCTTCAATTGTTTTAATTAGCTGTTCACTAAGTTTAATTTGCCATTTTTTCTGTACGTTATCTTGAACAATTGTTAGATCAGGTTCGTTGTCATTTTCAATTTTGTATAAAAAACTATCACTCGACCGTGCTTCAGTCCAGTAAGTACTATGTTTTAATACATAGTCTTTTGCAACTAAATCATATTCTACAGTATATTCATTTGAAGGAATTATTCCTTTTAATAAGTCTTGTACTTCAAATGAATCTACAGTAATGTATTGATCACTACTAGGTGTATTTTTAATTGATAATATACGCCCATTATCGGCAAACTCAATATATTTTTTCGTATTGCTTCTAACTACTATTGGCATCTTATATTCCTAAATATTTTTCATATGTGCTAATTATATTATTGTTAGCAAAATCTTTTTCTGTATAATGAAACACGCCGCTTTGTTTGTAATTTCCTACATATAGATCTAAATTATCATCAAGATAACTACTTACTCTAGTTTGCCATTTTTGTTCATCATATTTTTCCCAATGTTGTAATTTTGATTTCATGTGTACAAATGTAGGAAATTCTGTCTTACTTGTAATACTATGCTCGCAATTTAATATTTTTGCTGCTATTGCTGCACTTAGATCCATGCTACATGTTTTCTGATATGTTTTGCCACCAGCATGATTTTTATAAAACAATTGCCAGTTATTTGTAATCATCTCTAGCCAAGTATAAAATTCTTTTGCTAATGGACGTTCCTTAAAATAATGTATACCACTATATAAATTTGGTAAATTAAATTGTGTAAATGCTTTCCTATAATAATCACTAGTTACAGTTTCTCCTCTATACGTTAACACGTTGCTGGTATAATATAAATCATAATTGTTTAAAAAGGCAAACCATTTACTTAAATCTTGCAATACCAACATATCTGTATCCATTACTAATGTGTCAGCATAAGGAGTAGCATGATAAATTTTCCAACGATTACTAATTTTCCAGTCTTCGTCCTTGGCATGATCTTTCCAAGGTATTTCTACAATATGATCAAATAACTGTTTATATTTTTCTGGTACAGCATCATTGGTAATTAAAGAAACATTACTGTCTGGATTTGTAGCATGTATACTCATTGCACACAAACATGCTTGTTTTACATAGTCATCGTTGCTGTTTTGAGCAAGCAAAGTAAAATTTTTATCCATTAATAATTCTCTCTAAACTTATTTTATTCATAATATGAACATTTTGCTTGTTTGTTTTTAACCCCGTATACTGTCCTATATGTGATTGTTTTTCTATAAGAAATAACATTGTATCATTGTCTATATTATCAACAATGTCTCTATCTGTAATAAAGTATTTCTTACCTGGAAGCGAAGCTATTTTTAGTTCATCTGTAAAACCATTCAATGTGTGAGCAGCAATACTAAAAGCAAAATCGTTTCTATACAAAGGAGATATTATTTGATATAGACTTTTATAGTGTGTATAATTTTCTCTAACATGTTTTACTAAGTCAAAGAAACATTGTGCTTGCTTGCACTTTTTAAAGTAAACAACTGTGGCCCAATAAAATTTTATACTTGTATCAGTTACCCTATCAAATTCTGTTAACTTTCTCCAATGACACAAATCTACAGCATTGCTATACATCATTAGATTTTGATTAGATCCAAAGCAGTTGTTTAAACTATCGTTGGCAAGTATAAAATCAGTGTCCATTACAATAGTTTCGTCAAACGGTGATAAATCATATGCATTATATCTATCAGCATTATTAAAATTTGACATCGAAGAAGCCATATTACCATCGCGAAACTTTCGACTATTTTCAGATACACTTGGTTCTAATTTAATAACATGCTCAAAAAAATCAATACGTGAATCATCTGTCATATCAGTAGCAATTGCAACCGGAACATCTAAATACTTTTTAATACGTTCTGCACAATATATAGCTTGTTTAATATAATCTAATGCTTTGTTTTTTTTGGCAAAAAGTAAAACGCCTTTGCTCATAAATCTAGTATACCTTCAACACTTCTTTTGCTTTTTATTTTGTTGTATTCAACAAAGTATTCATTAGATGCTGTAAAATATGTATTTAAAATATTTTGATAGAAATCTTCTAAATTTGCAATCTCAACAGGAATATCATTATCGTCGCTGATAATCACAGACTGCTGATCACTATCAATTAAACTTTTGATAAAATTAATCAACTCTCGCGATACTGTAAAGGTTGCGCCGTTAAAATAGTACACAAGATTTTCGTAATACTTTTCTTTTAAAATGCGTGTTTGATTGTTTAATGTAACCATATAGTTACTAATATCTAATGCTTTTTCAAGCCGCTCGTCCATAAAAAACCTCCATATATACTGCTAGTATATATTATTGTTAGATAATTGTCAACCGATATATGATTAAGTTACACTAGGACCGTTTGACGAAAAGCCAGGTCTGATTGCGTTACCGCCTAATGTAAAATCAGTGTCCGTAGTACCGTCATTTAATGTAATAGTACTATCAGGATAATATTGAGTCCATGTAATTTGTACGTTAGCAGTAACAGGTTCATCTACTGGAGTACTTTCAGGACCATCGGCAGGATCACCTGTGCCTGCATCGTTATCGTTTAATCTTACTTGTAAAGTTACACGATTAAAACTATCAATAACTGCTAATCTTATTTCAATTTGGTTATCATTGTAAATGCTTCCTGCACCAATTTTTGTGTACTTGGTAGTTAGAGCTATATCGTCAGTAATATTAGGAGTGGCTGTAATCGAGCCTGTTCCACTGTTACTTAAACTCTCTACTACCCATTCCCATCCGGTGCCTGCAGAATCAGGACGAACATATAATCTTACTGTACCCATATTTGATGCCATTGTTTGCCAGTTTAAGTTTTTTTCATAACTAGCTTGTCCTACACTACCAATAGCATCAATATCAATATTTACACGTAGTTCGCCGCCGAGGGTGAAATATTCCTCCATATCCGATTGAGTAGACCATGTGAAAACGTTACTACCTGTTATAAAGTTCCACTGTGCAGTTACCTCGTCTATGTCTGTTACAACTGTGCCAAAGTCTCCACCAAACTCCGTTGTACGTCTATCAAACGATGCACATGCATTTGCAAGATCATATAATCCTTTAACATCCCCAGCATCACCCCAATCTGCCCATTCAATTACTTGACCAGTTTGTAAACCAGGATATGTAGTTCCGCTTGATATTGTTTTTATAGCTCCGGTTTGATGATAGTGTATAAGCTGACCTACACTGAATAATCTTTCGACATCTGCTGACAATACACTATCGCTAGTAGCAATATTATTGCCTCCTGTTACACTATTAGGAATGTCATTAGCACCAGTTCCGGATGCAAACCCATATTGACCTGGTCCAAAATTGTTCAATAATATTGATCTAATGTTATTAAAATCTGCTGCACTAATCGAACTGCCTACGGCCATAATTGTCTCCACCTACTTTTTTATAGTATAACTTATTTATCTGTGTTTTGTCAAGTGGTTAAATACATGATGCAACGCTTTGAATATCAAAAGTCACGTGATTTTGTTTACATAGATTGGGATATGAGTAGTAGATGCAACTATGCTTGTGCATACTGTGAACCTGCTGCACATGATGGTAAATTTGACTTTCCTACCATAGATAACGCAAAACTACTAGTAGATAAAATTACTAAAACATATACAGATAAGTTTGCTGTATATAATTTATTTGGTGGCGAGCCAACTATATGGAGACAAATACCAAACTTTTTTGAATATGTAAAAAAAGCAAATATAAAAAATAAAGTACAATTGCTTACAAACGGCAACAAAACAAAAAAATGGTGGCTACGTAATAAAAATAATATTGATAGTGTAGTTGTTAGTGTTCATGTAGCACAAGTAGATATAGTTGAATTAGTAGAAAAATTTAATGCGTGTGCAGGTTACTTTGATATACATTTTCAAATATGCATGGACATAGAAAATTTTGATTTAGCAGTTGAACAATACGATTATTGTTTTGCAAATTTACACAAATACATTAGATTAGATTATAAACCTCTACGTATTAGTTTGGACCAAGCTGAATCTATGCCTTACACTAAAACACAAATAGAAACTATGAAATCCTTTGTAAAATTAGATGGAGTAAAAAAAGATAATTACGGCGTAACAATGGTTGACGAAAATAAAAATCCTGTTAACTTACAAAAATTATTATTAGAAAAAAAGAATAAATTTAAAAACTGGGCGTGTTGGATTGGCATAGACACACTTAATATCACTAGAGAAGGCAATGTTACAATCGGTAGCCAGTGCTTTCCTAATTTTGTATTAGGTAGTATACACAATTTAGATTTTGATATTCCGTATCTACCTATAAAATGTCAATATGAATATTGTAGTTGTTTAACAGACTTAACAACTAAAAAAATAAAAAATTATAATGGTAAATTATTCGAAGACAGTAATATTGTTGTATGAAGGTGTTGGTATTTCAACATAACTGCCAGTTGGCCTATTTTGTCTAACATAGCTGGTTATATTACCGTTTACTACTTCGTCAATTGGTCCAGCGCCGTCAGGATCTGTACCAACAGATTCGTCAGCTAATACTATTTTAAAATAAATTACATTTGCATCTTTACGAGCAAAGATTTCTAAATCATTATTAGTATAAATTCCACTACCTAACTTCTCATATATTTTTACATAAGTATTTGTTAGGTCATAAATTCCAGTATTACTTTGAGCTGAGCCAGAACCAGTAACTTGTGTACCAGTGTAATCTATTGTCACGTTGCCAATATTTGATAACATAGTTTCCCAGCCTTGAGATTTATCATCTGCGCCAACTGAGGTCATTGTAAATGACATTTCTATATTGCCGCCTGCGTTAAAAAATGCGTTTAAATTATTTTGCTCTGCAAATGTAACGGAAAATTCATGAGTAATTGATTGCGGTGTACCAGTACCGCCCCAAGTACTTGTTCTAGAACTATCTATACCTGCAGGTTCACCTGTAATTTGAGATGAATCTACATCAAATCTATTAGCAAAAAGCAAAGGATAAAGTGTTTCGTATGCAACATATAGAGCTTCGGTAATTTCATTTTGATCAGTTACATTACTAATAGTAGCTGGCAAAGTGCCATTTTGATGTGCATATACAGCTACATAATCATTGTATAGTTTATTCATATCTTCTGCATAAACTATTCTAGTCTTAGGTAATCTTTGACTTTCAACTGTTTGGTTATATCCAGAATCTCCCGAAGGTATTCCTAAAATATTTTCAATAGCTTCAAATAAAACATTGTATCTATATGCTGAAATTATCTGGTTAACCATGCTCTTTTCCTTTGTATATAATACTTATGTTTTTAAAACACATTCGACTAATTTTTCTTCTTCGGCTTCGTTGCTTTCTAGAGCTACTCCAATAAATGCAGTTGTTTGTACTGTTGTGCATACTCCGTCTTCCCAAGCATATACACCTTGACCTTTTTTTACTGCACCTTTAACACGTACAGGCAAACGACCTTTTAAACCAATGTATTGTCCTTCGGCTTCACTGTTCATCATGTACGCTGGATCTGTTGATACTACACCAATAGCTATACTGCTAGACTTAGCAGGACCTACTTCATGATCTGTATCGCTGCATACTGCAACTGCGGTACCTGGTGCTAGTTCTTCGCTTGTTGTATATTTTTCTGCTAAGTCAGCATATCTAGCTCTACTTGCAACTCCGACAAATTCTACAGCATAAACTTTTTGGTCTGCGTCTCGTGCTACTACTGTATCTGCTGAACTTGCTGTTGTTGCGCTTACATAACTAGATCCTAATTTTACAGTATCGGCTTTATCTGCAATACCCTTAAA